TAATAGCCATGATAATCTTAAGTCTAAAATAAGGAGGTATATAGATGTTGTTAGGATCAATATCCCTTGGATTAGCCGTGGTATAATCAGCACCAGCGAAAGTATCTCTACGTTTCTTGAAATTACGTGGGTATATAGGCTGACCTTTAGACAGCTTAATACAAGAGCGTCCCTCAGCTATCTGCTTCTTCTCAGCCTCAGTATATACAGGAAATTCTTTTATCATAGAAGAACATTTCCTCATGTAATTCAAATCAAACTTCATATCACCATTATCTTAAACACTTCAAATATACGAAAAAGACATGATTCTTGGAAGTAAAAACGTAGCTAATTTTACTACATATCAATGATATTATATCAATAATACGGTAAGTGTCTGAAACACAGTTGTCCATTTTGTGACATGTGTATTAAGAAGCTTCGCTCCACCTATCTAAGAAAATCCATTATAAACTATTCTTACCTTTAATAACCGCCTATTGTTAATTAATAACTTGACTAATGAATTGATGTTAGCTAACGCATTTTATTATTCAAAGTAGATAACTAAAAATCATTAACTTAAAAACCAGTAGTATGTATGTAAATAAAGATCTTAATAATACCACCCAAAATACTTTATGTTTAAATTATCTGAATATTTATCACATCTTCTTGTTCGATCTTATTCGCATAATTACTACCTATGTTAAATGTTAATGAATTTATATACTTACTTCTTTTCTGCGCTAAAGCGTAAAGTGCCAAAGGGAATCGGCAGGGTGGGTCGTGAGTCGCTCCGCTCCTGGCCGGCCATGGAAGGCAACCACCAGCCCCACGCCATGACGCCGCCACCTTGTTCATTGGCTTCCAACAAGAGTCACCTAAAAACAATGCTTGTCTATACAATTATCTCTACGGTTCCAGAAGTTAAATAAGAACTATTTAGCTTTAAGGAAAGTTGTTAGTTAAAAAGATGGTTAATTAAGTCATCTGGTCAAATAAAATCCTTATATTCGCGATACGGTCGGTTGGATGAGTTGGTTTAGTCGGTGGTCTGCAAAACCATATACCCCGGTTCGAATCCGGGACTGACCTCTATGCTATTTGCATATCCTTTAAAAACTAATCAGATAAGGGGCGGTGAGGGATCATAGCCCCTTTCTTTTTGGAGGTTCAAAATCTGACTCCCATCTAGCTATATCACTTATCCTGAAATCGTCCATCATAAAATTTCCGTTATCCATACCATCACCTCGTGTATTAATACCTAGGTTATAAGACCTAAGGGAAAGCGTATTATTGGTTTTCGTGTTAATAATAAGTATACCATTAACAAAACATCTTAATATGTCATATTCATTACTGCTTCTGACTATAGCTATATGATACCATTTGTTTGCCTCAACTCTATCAACATGCCAACCAGCTTGTTGAGCTTGAAATAAAAAATAAAAACCAGTACCTGTTAAAACTACACCAAAATAAAAAATACCATTAGGATATTCATGCTCAACCAAACAACTTGTAACAAGATTGGTTGACTTATACCAAAAGTCTATAGTAAATGGATGACCGTCATAAAACAGCTCAGGCAATAACGATTCTTTGGTGTTTATGATAGTATAAAGAAAAGGATCCGTTTTGTTATATTGGACACATTGTATTGAGCCATCGGTGATAAGATTGCCATTATTGGCTATAAAGAGATTGCCAGAGGGAGTAGGATTCCCCTCTACCTTAAAATTACCATTGAATCTCATTAAGAATCTAGTATGATCGTCAATCACCCCCCCCTAGTACATTCAATCATTCTTCGTCTCATAAAACCTTCATCTTCTTTAGCAAATATATTAAAACCAATAATATCAACAACACACTAATTGATGTGATAGCTATTGGCCATCTTGATTCTTTCTTATCATCTACGTCCTTATGTTCGATGTCTGTCTTCTTGTCAATATCCTTAACACCGGTAATAGTCTTATCAATGCCAAGGGAATCGACCGTCACCGTGCTATCCCGCCGGCCGATGACGATATGAGCGTCCGTCTGGGAGGACACGGGTCGCTCCCCAGTGGATGGATCCACCTCCTTCGTAGTATCGAATTTCCTCTCAGTTATGACAATATCAGCATTAAGATCAGATGTCCTGATCTCTACGATCTTCCGGTCCATGACCTCATCTATCATCGTCTCTATCCTGCTTATCAAACGATTATCTATAGACGTGTCGCTAACCTGCCTCCTGCTTCCACAAGAGGACAGGAATAGCGACAGACCTAAACAAAAAACAGCCTTAAGACTTATCCTTAACCTTATCATCAGCAATCTTCTTTATATCGTCAAACATCTCGTCAGGTATGTTTTTAGAGAAGCCAAACATCTTGAATACGTTTATCCTCTTGAATACAGCCTTGAACACCTTAACCAGATAAGCGTCAGCGAAAGCATCCCCTATCGTATTCAGGAAAAGCATCACATATCCAACAAGGGCTATATACACCCCATATTTGGTAACGGTAAGTATCATGCTAGCCTCCTCCTCGATCGGGTATAACGTCTTATATATAACACATAATGTCATTACTATAAAACAAGACAAAGCGAACTCCTTAAGAATATCAGTGAACCTGACCTCCCTAAGCCATCTCTTGAAACTAAACCTCCTCCTACGGCTTCTACGGAGCTTCCAGCCCCTTACGCTTTGCGCTAACCTAGCCAAAAAATTCGCTATTAATACTATAAGTAATACGGTCAATAAATGATGCACTGGCTGGAAGTAAGCCCAGCAAGAGGCACCATACGCAAGCGCTATATTCCATAAAGCCCCCACTCGCTCTATCATGTCTTTGTCTTTCATTTTATACCCTATACGCAAAGTTAACCACTATACCGTTAAGTACCTAAAACACCACGGCGTGTATACCGTTCCTCGTATCAAGGCTGTCAAAATGTAACCAACCCACCTTCCCTTCAAGCCGGAAAGGATATGGTAACATATCTTGATGATCCAAGATCAAGCCTCTAGCCTGTTCCGCCGTCATTGACTTGACATCGAAATCCCCAGCCTTACCCAACACATGAGCGGATAGATAAACATCTTTCTTATCCTTGACTATCTGGCAGATGTTGCATCTAAGACCACGTTGGGAAAACTGCCCCTGCTTGTCCCAATTATTACAATACATAGGCTGTTTAATTATATCCCTCCGTAATATAAGAAGATTATGGAGAAACGCTGTATCAAGAAACTGCCACGATCTGTCCTTCCACTTATTGTATGTATGAGGACACACCAATTCAACTATATCAAAATAAGAACCTAATTCTTTTATAATATCATTTCTATTCATATCATCCATTTGGTAATTATATACAAGTTTACACTTGTATAATTAGTTAATAAATTTCTTAACCGGGTTATACCCAAACCCTGTATGGAGTGGCATTACTGCATCCCCCTTTACTTTTCTCATGATATTATAACTTCCGTTGATATCAGCGTTAATAAGAATACCATCTCTTGTCCTAAAAAGACCTCTTCTTACCCTTCTTCCAACATAAGTATCATGATGGCATACTGACTCTAAATCGAAAGAACTGCATTTTGACGTGTGAGATTCATTTACTTCAACAAATCTTAGCCCTTGTCTTTCCGATTTATACCTTAACATTGATATAAACATCTCAAATGGAATTGAAACAAAATTCTGATTGTTTCTTTTGCCAAGGTTCACATTTTGCTTCCATCCATCATTATGACCTACTATCAATGTTGTTATATCCTCATTCAAGCAAGTATTTATTATCTCCTTACTTGCCTTATGAAGATAATCTTTCACCTTGTTGTTTCTCCTTCTTGTTAAGGACATCAACCGTCTCGAATTTTCTTTACCATTTACTTTCTTTAATTGTTTTTGAATATCTGACCTTTTTTTATTATAATACTGATTAATAGATTTAAGTCTCCTTCCATCTATCAAAATAGACTTATTGCTTACGTTAGTTACGATAGAAGCAAGATTATTTACACCTAGATCAATAGACATGACCCTATTGTTATCATCAAGTTGATCTTTTATAACTGACTCATATACAACTTCTATAACATAACAATCTGATTTAGGGACGAATCTAACCTGCTTTACAGTTCCCTCCTTACAATTAGTTCTTAAAGGAGATAATCCCTCCTTCTTAGGGAAATAGATAAAATCTCCTCTATGTCTAAACTGTACGTAAGAATAAGAAAATACGTTCCTGCCTTTTGTTTTATGCTTATATTTTGGGAATTTAGGGCATCCGGTAAATTTCTTATTATCACGCTTCCATGCCTTGATAGCCGAGAAATAAGATTTTAGATTCTTATCTAAAGCCATAAGAACCTGCTGAGAGGATGATCCACTCATTGCCCTATAATCTATGTTATTCTCTGCTACCATCTTCTTGTTAAGATCTACAGATCTTATCCATTTACCTGTACTAAGAAACTCTTGCTTTATTATATACAAAGCCGCATTATACAGATTCTTGGATAAGAAACATATTCGATCTAAATCCTTATATCTCTTATCATTAATAGTAATTATATGTTGCTCCACCAAATACATAGCGCAAATATAAATAGAATATTTACAAATTCTTATTTATATGCTATTTTAGTGTAAAATTATATATAATCACCGTCCATTTTTAAAATAATGTAAAATAATAATACCACGATAACCTGATCCTCCTCGACCGCTCGTAGCCCCACTATTAGAAGCTTTAGAGGCTCCTCCTCCACCACCTCCATAATAAGTGGCATTACCTCCATTTTTGCCATTAATAATAACACCCTCAATATCCTCGACTCCAGCTCCATCACCTCCCCCGTGATTTCCGCCTTTCCCTCCGGATAAAAAGCCCATATTCCATCCTCTTGTATAAGCCCCCGATCCACCACCAGCGCCCATAGGATAAGGATATCGGTCAGGATATTTGTTGTTAAAAACATATGATCCATCTTGCCCTGGATTTCCCGGGGAAGGATCATGGCCATCCCCTTCAACTCCATATCCGCCTCTTCCACCTTTACCGGCAATAGCCTGATATATACCGAATACACTATCCTGACCTATATCTCCGACAACCACCCTATATGTAACACCTGGATTTACGGATATAGTCCCAGTCAGTACACCCCCTCCGTTACCGCCACTCCCGGCATTATATATATTGGAAGATTCTCCATTAAGACCTCCGGCGACCAACGCGAACTCAACCTCATAGACCCCATCAGGAACCGCCCAATATCCATTATCCTGAGGAGATAGTTCCTCGAATACCTCTATTATCTTCCTTTTGGGTAACATTCTTCTTCTCATCATAAGGCAAATAGGATTTTACCCCCCCCAATTTAATTTTAAAATATTGATATTCATAATATTATTCTGGTTTAATCGTCCATCTCTGGGCGTAGTTATTTTTTAACACATATATCTTCTCCATAGGTGTAGCGGGAGACCCGTTGGACGAGCCTTTCACGAATCCCTCTGGGGCCTGCTCCGTGCCGGAAGGACGCTGGTTTTCGGTTGGATAAATAGCATCATACATGCTTACCGAAAGACTATAGAACTGGTTCCTCTTCCCATCCTTAGCCACGGATGTCATAGTAATCTGATCCCATCCTACAACAAGGTCGTAGAAAGAGTTCACGAAATCATCTGATCTTTTTTGGCTATGAGTGGATGCATTCACGTTAAACCATGTAATAGCCCTCATCTCATAAATATAATCCGGAAGCTTATCCATTCTAAGACTATTGCTATTAGCTGCAATGAAACAAGTAAGATGTTCCAATCCCCTTCCAGACATATTATCATCATTCCAACCCGTCCTCCTTTCTCCATTCATCCAGTTACTTAAAAAATAAAAATCAGTAATATTAGGATTTATCTTATCTACCTCGAAAAAAGGAAGGGTATTTATATCAAAATAATTCCACATATCACTGGGGGCAGGAGTTATATTTAACTTCTTAAGTTTAGGAAGGTCATTAAACTCCTTTATATACCTATCCAAATAACATGAAGACAAGTCAAGGGTTTCAAGATTTTTCATATTCTTTATATTCCTTATCCCGCTAGATTCTATATCCCTAAGATCAAGCATATTAAACATATTTAAATAATATACCTCTGTCTTGCTGATTATAGCCTCAGGAATTACGGTCATTCTTTGCCCCATATTTGAAAGACCGATATAAATTAACTTTTTGGATCTTGACAACCTGTCTACAGGTATACCGTCATTAACATACAGCGTATGGGATACGACCAAAAACTCAAGTCCTGGCATATCCACAATCGGGAAAGATGTCATCTTGCAAACTTGGATATTGGCATAATAAATATCACAAGTAAAATCTATCGACACAGCCCGTTGTACGTCCCTCCTCCCATCAGCGTAAGCATGATTATCCACAGGTACGTATTGCGATCCATCCTCCTTCCTGAACCACCACGTAGTATTGGGATTTTTCCTGTGTTGTATTGCCAAAGAACGGAATATAATACGATAATTATTCTCCCCTTGAACCTTGGTCATAGGAAACTGCTCCTTTATTCCATCCCCCCAATCCACATTAGCCATACCGGGCTTTCTGGATCTAAACTCAACAAACGTATTATAAGAATTATCAACGACAGGATCAGGTACATAATTATAATCATCGGTATAATAATTTCTAAGTGCCCTATCCCATGTAGTGAACCACACGAACTTATTTGATGAAGCCTCATATTTATATAATGTCTTAGCCATTACCTATCTTGTTAAAATATTCTACAATAACATTCCTGTCCAATCCCATAGAATCACATAAATACTCTCCTTCTGGTTGATCCCCAAACGATAATACCTTATCCGTATCATGAGCTAAAACATCTCCATTGCCTACAAAGGTACACCCATCGTCAAATACAATAAGCTTATATGGCTTATACGACCTCGTGTCAATATCAGAAGATCGTATTGACCTTAACACCGAAGCCTCTGGTGCCATACTAAACCTCCATCCATAATTATTCATAAGCACATAAACCATCTCCATAGGAGTCGACGGAGAGCCATTAGACTGACCCTTTATAAAACCAGAGGGAGCCTGTAATACGCCACTAGGTCTTTTATCATCAGGCTTGGAAGCTAAATACATACTTAGATACAATCCATAAAACTGATTTCTTTTGCCATCGGAAGCAGAGGAAGACATAGTGAGATAATCAAACCCCATCACCTTCTCATATAATGTTGATATAAACGTATCACATCGACTTTGGGTTGACAAGCTGCTATGCATATAAAAGCTATTCATAGACCTCATCTCATATATATAATCCGGGAGATTACTTACATCTATACTACTATAACCGTATGAAGCGTCGACACGCTCAATGTTTCCCAATCCCTTACCGCTCATATACGGATGCCAACTCACGACAGATCCATACCATCTATTTATATGATCGAAAATCTTTAAGCTAGGATTTATCTTATCCACCTCATCCATAGCCGGGCATGTATTAGGGTCAAACGATGGCATAGCCACTCCCGGGGATATATATAATTCTCTTAACTTGCTAAAAGACAGCCATTCCCTTGGATATACCCTAACCCTGCAACCTGCCAAAGCTAATATTACAAGATTAGGCCACATAGAGGGGAATTTCCTTATATTAGAAGACTCCGTATCATTAAAATCAGCCGTTCGATTTAAATTAATGCCTTTTAACTTAGTCAACCTATCCCAATCGTCTGGTATGGATGTCAATGTCCCTACACCCAATTCGTTAAGTATTATATACTCTATATTTACCGATCTACGTATCCTGTCTTTAGGGATATCGGTTATATTCCCATCGCCGGTAATGGATAAGGTTAAGTTGATAATACTTGGGGCGTCTAATATCGGGAATCCTACCATCATTATCCTCGCTGTTTGAACGTATGTAATATCATTCGTAAAAGTCATGGTAATAACCCGATCTTTATCTAGTCCATCAGCGTAAGCATGATTGGGGGCGGGAATATACTCACTCCCATCTTCCTTATAAAACCACCATGGATGGCTATCCGGATTCTTACGATAACTTATATCCCTTCTCCTAAACATCAACCTATATCGCCCGTATATGGATTCGCTCCTGTCCTTCACGAAAGGAAATTGATCTTTATTCCCATCACCCCAATCGACCTCGCACATGCCGGGGGTCTTGGAATAAAACTGTATACTCTCATTATAATTATTAGCATCCAATATAGGATCAGGCACATCATCGGTAGTATCATTCCTGTCAACGCCCCTAAAAGCGTATTTACCCTTAGTAAAAAAGGTTATAGACCCTTTATTCGTATCCTTACATATCAGCCTCATACCTCTCCCTCCTCTATTCTCCTGAAATACTCGACAACCGGTGAACTATCCAATCCCAGATCGTTACAGATATCTATAGCCTCGTATTTGTCAGCGAAATTATACTTACTCATATTATCATCCAATACATCTCCGCTGAACACGGATACATGGCCGTCCTTTACGCCAAGGACGAACGGGGTAATCCTAGCCTTCCCAGCCCGCCTTGCCCTCGTAAGGGCGGCCTTGGAGGCTGGCGCCGGGGCCAAGACCCATGTCTGCCCGTAGTTGTTGGTAAGTACATACACCTTCTCCATAGGCGTCGTAGGATTACCGTTGCTAACACCCTTAACAAACCCCTCAGGGGCTTGATAAACGCCAGATGGTCTCTTATTAGTAGGAGCTGCGGCAGTATATAAATCTAAGGTAAGTTTATAAAACTGATTCCTGTTGCCGTCAGAAGCCGTCTGTGACATCGTTATATAACTCCACGACATTATCTTATCATAAAACGTGTTAACGAACATATCAGCCCTCTCCTGCGTATTTATAAATTTACCATAATCATGCAAAGTCCATATCCTAAATTCCCTTACCTCATACAACCAATCTGGAAGATCATCTACCGGCACCACACTTGAATAACAATACGTATTATGGATCTTATTTAATTTCCCTCCTACCAGATCTTGTTCCCATGAGCTACCACCACCCATAAAGGTAACGCCTGTCTTATCATCCCCTACCTTATCCACCTCATCAAATACAGGTATATTATTCCTATCGCTTATAATGCTTATATCTTTTGCCGGAATAGAATTAAAAGCCGGATCATAAGAAGGAATATTACACCAGTTGAAGTTAAAAATAGTAAGATTCTTCCATTCAGAGAATCTTCTCCAATTCGAATCAGGATTATCAGCGAAATTAAAAATATTGTTACATCCGAAATACCTCAGATTTTTCATATTTAAAAAACCTTCCGGCCAATTGTCCCAAACACCAGGATGAGAAAAAGACCCCATCTGTATATTACGAAGATTAACGCTCTTACTTATCCTGTCATATGGGATATCGCCATTTTTAAGAACGGATCTGACCATAGCCAAATAAGTTATATCAGGTAGATTAACTACAGGAAACTCATGGAGGACAATACCATCCATATTGAACTCCCCATTGATTACGTTAGAGAACCTCATCGTAACCTTCCTACGCCTGATATCGCTATACCTATGTGGAGGAACCGGTATGTACTGAGATCCATCCTCCTTCCTATACCACCATGTAGTATCGTCAGGATTCTTTTTGTACTCAATATCTAAAGACCTGAATACTATCCTATAACTACCGTCAGATATCTTGACCAAAGGGTATTGATCCTTTGTCCCATCACCCCAATCGACGTCCACGAATCCTGGATTGTTTGCCGAGAACCTGAGATTACGATTAAAATTACCTAAATCTACTATCGGATCAGGCACATAATCAGCATTCCTTCCATTATAACAAGGGAACCTGTCCTCATTAA